TTGATGGCGCTTGCAAAGACACAAAAAGAATTGACTCAGGAGTCACCAACAAGTTCTGGTAGAACAGTTAACAACAATCTGTTTGTTGGCTCGACATCTGACCTCTTAAAGATGATAAAGAACAATGGCAACGACACCCAATGACGGTTACCTTGGTAACAGGAACCTAAAACGTAGAGACATCAGTCTTGAATTTTCTGAAGAGGAAGTTCGAGAGTATCTAAGATGTGCCCGTGACGTTGAGTACTTTTGTTCCAACTACGTAAAGATCGTACACGTCGATAGAGGTCTTGTTCAGTTCAAGCCCTACGAATATCAGAAAAGAATGTTTGAGGTCTTCGACGACAACAGATATTCAATTTGTAAGATGCCTCGACAGGTTGGTAAGACAACAGGTGTCGTTGGATATCTTCTACACAAGGTTCTGTTCAACGAAAGCTATAACGTAGCTGTTCTCGCTAACAAAGAAAAGCAGTCACGCGAAATCCTTTCACGCGTTCAGTTAGCTTACGAATGGCTTCCTAAATGGCTTCAGCAAGGTATCATTGAATGGAACAAATCGTTTGTTGAGCTAGAAAACGGTTCAAAGATTTACGCAGCTTCGACGTCATCTTCTGCTATTCGTGGTCAAGCTTACAACATGATCTACCTTGACGAGTTTGCGTTCGTTCCTCGCAACATTCAGGATCAGTTCTTCGCTTCTGTTGTTCCTACAATTTCTTCTGGTAAAACAACTAAGATTATCATCACGTCAACACCAAACGGTATGGATCTTTTCTATAAGGTTTGGACTGATTCAGAACACGGAAGAAACACATATGCAAGAGTAGACGTTCACTGGTCAGACGTTCCAGGCAGAGATGAAGCTTGGAAAGAGGAAATGATTCGAAACACCTCCGTCGATCAGTTCAGACAAGAGTTTGAATGTGAGTTCTTGGGTTCTGCATTCACTCTCATTCATCCTGCAGTTCTTTCTAAGCTGACCTATATTCCTCCTGAAATTGTTAAGCACGGCGTCAACATTTACAAAGAGCCTGTTGAGGGTCATCAATATGCATTGACGGTCGACGTGTCAGAAGGACTAGGATTGGACTATTCAGCATTCACAGTAATAGACATATCAACAGTTCCTTACGAAGTTGTTGCGACATTTAAAGACAACAAAATACCAGAATTGCTATTACCAACTCTCGTTGCGAACGCAGGTAGGTATTACAACACTGCCGCGGTTCTAGTTGAAGTAAATATAGGATCACAAGTTGTTAATTTATTACAGCAAGATTGTGAATACGAAAACCTTGTTCTGACTAAACACTCAGGCAGAAAGGGAACTAACATCGGTAACAATGCAGCTCAGGCAAGACTTGGTCTAAAGAACACGAAGATTACAAAGAAGATTGGTTGTTCAAACCTTAAATCCTTAGTTGAGTCGCATAAATTAACTCTAAACGATTTTGATATTATTCAACAGCTCTCAACATATGTGGTAGACAACAACACATATAATGCTGAAGAGGGGCACAACGATGACTTGGTAATGTGCTTGGTAATGTTTTCGTGGATGGTTTCACAGAATTACTTCAAGGATGTATCTAATACAGACGTAAGAAGACAGATTCTAGAAGAAAACCAGCGCGAAATGGAAGAAAATTTATCTCCTTTTGGAATATATGATGATGGTATGCCCGAAGAAATGAAGGTTGTCGTCACCCCAGAAGAGTTTGACAGAATTCTTCTAAACTGAAAATTTATAAATAATAGTACAAAAGTATATTATTGTTTATGTTATAAAAGGAGAAAACAATGCCATTTCAAGTAAGCCCTGGCGTTAACGTCACAGAAATTGACTTAACAACTATTGTGCCAGCAGTCTCTACGACTGAAGGTGCAATTGCCGGTGTTTTCAGATGGGGCCCAATCAAAGAACGTATTCTGGTTTCTTCAGAAGACGAATTGGTGGCTCAGTTTGGACGCCCAACTTCTAACAACTTCGAAACTTGGTTCACAGCTTCCAACTTCCTTTCATATGGCAACAAGCTGTATGTAGTAAGATCAGGTGCTGCTAACGCATACAACGCTGTTGCAACAGTAAATTCAACATCAGTGTATGCTAACACTCAGATCGAGAACAAAGATGACTACGATGAGCAAGAAGGCACGTTCAACTCAAACGTTTATTGGGTTGCTAAGTATGCTGGTTACCTAGGTAACTCGCTTAAAATTTCTACTTGTGAATCTACTAACGCGTACTCAAGAGACCTTACAGGTAACTCTGACGTAACAGTCACTCTTTCTTTCACACGAAATTCAAACGTTGTTACATTAACCGCCCAGTCAGCAACATCAAATACAAATGCTAACACAATGGCAGGTTTGATTGCTGGATATATTAACGTTGGTGATTATCTTGAGGTTGGTAATTCTTCTCTTGGTATTCAAAACATTAAGGTTGCTAACGTAGGATCAGTTACACTTACTGCTAACTCTATAGCGTTTAAAAGTACAGCAAACATCAACCTTACAACAACATACAACCTTGCTGCTAATATTGATCAAACATCAACTATAAGATATTGGGAATACTTCAATCTTGTAGATACAGCACCAGGAACATCAGTTTATACTACCAACCTAGGTGGTACTGGTGATGAAATGCACGTTGTAGTCTCTGACGAAGACGGTGCATTCACAGGAACACCTGGACAGGTTCTAGAAGTATGGACAAACCTATCTCGTGCTACTGACGCTAAGTCAGAGCAGGGCGGATCAATTTACTACCAGACAGCAATCAACGAGAGCTCAAAGTATATTTGGGTAGGAAACGAGCGTTCTGGTGTTGTATCAAACACTGCTGTAAATATGACAGCAATTACAGTTGGTCCATACACCATGTCGCTCAGAGGTGGTTTTGATGGTGTAACAGAAACAACACAGACACTGGGCAATCAAGCTCTTGGTTACGATCTGTTCAAGTCACCAGAACACGTTGACATTTCACTGCTCCTAACTGGTAAGTCACAGTACGGTGTTGCAGGCGAAGGTCTTGCTAATTACCTTATCGACAACATTGCAGAATACCGTAAAGACTGCGTTGTTCTCTGCTCACCACAGAGAGAAGACGTTGTTAACGTTGCCGGTCAGGAATCAGACAACGTTGTTTACTTTAGAGATCAGCTAAGATCTACTTCTTACGCTATCCTAGACTCAGGTTACAAGTATCAGTACGACAAGTACAACGACATCTATCGTTGGGTTCCTCTCAACGGCGACATCGGTGGTACGATCGTTCGTACAGACGACACACGTGATCCTTGGTGGTCACCAGCTGGCTTCAATCGTGGCCAGATCAAGAATGTTGTTAAGCTAGCTTACAACCCAGACAGAGCAGACAGAGATATCCTTTACAAGAAGGGTGTTAACCCAGTTGTTAACTTCCCAGGTGAAGGCATTATCCTTTATGGCGACAAGACTCTTCTTGCTAAGCCATCTGCATTCGACCGTATCAACGTACGTAGATTGTTCATCGTTCTTGAAAAGGCGATTGCAACTGCTGCGAAGTACACACTATTCGAGTTTAATGATGAATTTACAAGAGCTACATTCCGTAACCTTGTAGAACCTTACTTGAGAGACGTTAAGGGACGTCGCGGTATCTACGACTTCAGAGTCGTCTGCGATGCTTCTAACAACACTCCTGAAAGAATTGACCGAAACGAGTTCTGGGGAGATATATACATTAAGCCAGCTCGTTCAATCAACTTCATCCAGCTCAACTTCATCGCAGTTAGAACCGGTGTAGAGTTTGATGAAATTGTTGGCAAGTTTTAAGGAGGGGATGACAAATGGCATTTAATATCAACGATATCCGCTCTCAACTAGTCAGAGGTGGTGCAAGACCATCTCTGTTCCAGGTAACGATCACAAACCCAGTAGTGGGTGGTGCTGATCTTAAGGTACCTTATCTAACCGTGCGTGCGCAGATTCCTGCAACCACACTCGGTACGATTCAGGTTCCTTACTTCGGTCGTAAGATCAAAGTTGCTGGCGACAGAAACTTTGCTCCATGGACCGTTACGATTATCAACGACGAAGACTTCTTGATTCGTAACGCTATGGAAACTTGGAATAACTCCATCAGCCTGTACGAGCAGAACTTGAACGTTCTTGGTTCAAGTGCTCCTGCTCTGTACAAGTCACAGGCAACTGTGACTCACTTTGGTAAAGATGGACAAATTCTAAGAGTGTATCAGTTCAACGGTCTGTACCCTGCAGAAATCTCATCGATTAACCTCGATTGGAACACGCAGGATCAGCTCGAAGAGTTTGATGTCACATTTGAATACGACAGCTTTGAAATTGTAAGTGGCACAACTGGTAATGCTGGTGGAGCCTAATTAAGGTTTAGAGAGACGCTATAAATAGTAGCGTCTCTCCCCTTATAGGAAATTATTATGGTACAACTGTTCGGTTTTGAAATAAAGAAGAAAAAAGACGAAGAACCTTTAGAGTCGTTTACACCCGAGATAAAGGACGATGGCGCTGTCATTGTTGCAGCCGGTGGTGCTTATGGCACCTTTATCGACCTAGATGGTACAGCTCGCACAGAAGCAGAGCTCGTAGCAAAATACAGAGAAATTTCTTTACAGCCTGAAATAGAAATGGCCGTTGATGACATTATTAACGAAGCGATCGATACGGATGCTGAAAGAGTAGTTGAGATCAACGTCGATCGTATTCCTTATTCAGATTCAGTTAAACAAAAGATCAGAGAAGAGTTCGACAACGTTCTCGATCTGTTAAACTTTCAACAAGAAGCTTACGAGCTTTTCAAGAGATGGTATGTTGATGGAAGAATGTTCTATCACATCATCATCGATGAAAAGGATCCAAGAGCAGGCATTCAAGAACTTCGTTACATCGACCCAAGAAAAATTCGTAAGGTTCGTGAAGTCAAAAAGCAACCCAAGGGTCCAATAGTAGTACAACAAACAAAGCGCGAGTACTACGTATTCAACGACCGCTCGTTCCTTCCTGCTGGTGGTAACGCTGGTCTTGCTCAAGACAACAATGCTACTGGTGGTCTAAGAATTTCAGTAGATTCTATTCTACACGCTACATCTGGTTTGATGGACAAGAACAACCAGATGGTTTACTCCTATCTCCAGAAGGCTATCAAGCCTCTGAACCAACTCCGTACGCTCGAAGATGCGACAGTTATCTATCGTATTTCGAGAGCACCGGAACGCCGAATCTTCTACATCGACGTAGGTAATCTGCCAAAGGCAAAAGCAGAACAGTATCTACGAGACATGATGATTAAACATAAAAACCGTCTCGTGTATGATGCCGTCACCGGCGAGGTCCGTGATGATCGCAAGTACATGACGATGTTAGAAGATTACTGGTTACCTCGTCGTGAGGGTAACCGCGGCACCGAAATCACAACGCTTCCTGCTGGCCAGAACCTTGGCGAGATGCAGGACGTTCAATACTTCCAGAAAAAGCTTTTCCAGGCTCTCAATGTTCCTATGTCTCGTCTTGAGCCTGGAACATCTGGATTTAATCTTGGTCGTACTGCAGAAATTACAAGAGACGAAGTCAAGTTCACAAAGTTTGTTGGTCGTCTTCGTAGAAGATTCTCACACATCTTCATGAAGGCTCTTGAAAAGCAGTTGGTTCTTAAAGGGATTATTGCTGAGGATGACTGGCCAGAAATGGCTAACCTTATCAACTTCAATTTTGAAATCGACAATCATTTTGAAGAGTTCAAAAACGCAGAAGTTATGCAAAACAGAATCAATCTGTTGAATCAGTTTATTCCGTTCATTGGAAGATACTATTCTGATATGTGGGTCAGAAAGAACATTCTTAAGCAGTCGGAAGATGAAATTGTCAAGATGATGGATGAGATGGCTGAAGAAAAGCCACCAGAAATGCCACCAATGATTGATGGTCAAGAACAAACTCCTCCTCCTATAGCAAACAGACCAAAAGTTGACGAGCCAGGTCCTAATATACCAGGAACTGGGGCTGCATATTAAATTTATAAATAATGATAGAATTTGGAGAAACAAATGAGCGACATCGAAGACATTCTTAATTATGCTTGGAACAAAGATGCTGTTAACATCAAACCTGCATTAGATGCTGTCATGACAGACAAGCTTAATGCAGTTGTGGCTGATTACACTAAAGATTATGCAGCTTCTATGTTTAGTGCAACAACTGGTCAAGATGATGTCGCTCCTGAGAATGCTCCTGAAGTTACATCACTCGATTCAGTAGGGGTCCAACCAGATGAAAACGTTTAATCAGTTTGTTACTGAGGTTCAAAAGCCTCTCTCGCAGGGCGAAAAGAAGTTCTTTGATGCTCACAATCCTATCAACCACAAGGACCTAGTTCCAGGTGTAACTGATCAGGAACACGTTTTCAACGGATCTCCTCAGAGAAAAGATCCAAAGACAGCTTCATACGAAGGCGACGAGTCTGCAAAGGCTTATGACAAGGGTCTCAAGAACGAGTCCGTCATTAATGAAATTTCTTTGGAGGATGCTTCTGCTCTTATTGACAAAGCAAGAAAGAAGTTTCCAAACCAGGATCATCCAGTTCATGAACCTATTCATCATCTGATCAATTCCATCAACTATGCTAGAGGTAATGCTCAGAAGCATGCCGATGAGATTGAGAGCCACCTTAAAGAAGAAGATGATGGCTGGTATGCTCACTATGAGATGCACGGTAAGAAAGGTGTGTCCAAGGAAGATTGGAAAAAGGGTATTCGTCTAAACTCCAAGGGCGAACGCGTCCAGACCAGAAAAGAAGAAGTAGAGCAAATTGACGAGCTTGGCCGTGGTACTCTTATGAGTTACGGCAGCAAGTCGATGGATGCTGCTCGTGATGCAAGAAAGAAGGGCGATAAAGCAACAGCCAGCAAGCGTTCAGCTGGAGTCGATCGTGCTTCTTCAAAGCTATTTCCTGCTATGTACAAGAACACAGACAAGAAGTCGTGGGTACATGCATCAGAAGAAGTCGAACAAATCGACGAGCTCGATCGTAACGGCATGGTTAAGAGATATGCTGAGAAAGCTAGAAAGAAAGTAGAGTACGGCGAAGAAAAGCCAGAGAAGAGAGAAGCTGGTAGACTGCTTGCTGGTAAGAAGCGTTGGGGTGGTACCGGTGGTATTCCTGCTGCTAAGGTTCCTGCAGTTACAAGAGAAGAAGCTGAACTCATTGACGAGCGCAACAAGGAAAATAAATTCAAGAAGGACTTACATATCACTTCTGTTGGTAAGAAGGCTGTCGACAAGTTTGATGTCGATCACGACAAGATGGCTAAAGAGTATGGCCATACTTGGGATCGTGTCCGTGATCAGATGAAGGCTCGTCTGAAGAATTATAAGAGAGTTGGTCGCCAGATCACACAGGAAGAGGCTGAGCAGATTAGTGAAGATAAGACTCACGTAGTTATCGGCAATGCTGGTCGTGGTCGCCAAAATATGTGGCCAGCCAGCGATTCACCAAAACTCTACTCAGCATCTGAGGCTAAGTCAATTGCTGATAAGGCTAATGACCGCAAGGGAGCAATTGCAGGCGGTGGTATTCACTATCATGCTCAGCACATCGATGATGCACACAAGTACGTTAGCTCAGGGCAGCCAGCATGGCACGGTCTTCAGAAGCTGAAGTCTGGTATGAAAGAAGAAGCCGAGCAGATCGACGAGATCAGCAAGGAAAAGGCTCTAAACTACATCGGCAGCGCATCTTATGACAAGTCATCACATGCCTCTGATATTGGTGCAATCAACCAGGTAGCTAGAACTACTGGTACAAATGATTCACAAAGAAAAGAAAGAGAAGCACTAAGCAAGAAGCACGGCAACAGATCGCTAGGCATTCAGCGCGCTGCTCATAAGCTAGCAGGCAAGCACGTAAAGGTTCCTGCTACTGAAGAAACAGAAATTGTCAATGAGCTTGACTATAAGAAGAGTGGCATCTTGAGACGCTACCTAGACAAGACTGGTGGTGATCCTAAGCGCAGAGCAGGTAGAAGACTTGCTCTCGACAAGATGTACGCTGATGAAAAGCACGGCGACATTGAGCCAGTGATCAAAGCAAAGGTTCGCGAAGAAGTAGAAGGGCTCGATGAGGGCATGCCTTCTTCTGTTATCAAGACTAAGCAGCGTTACTCTGAGATGTCTGCATCTGATTTTGCTAAGGCTCATGGTAACAAGTCTGAGAAAGCTCTTCAGTCAATGGCTTGGAGCCATGGATATGGTAAGCCAGGTACACCAGGTCACAATCACTATGTTGATAAGGTAAAAAAGGGCATGTCATCAGAAGAACTAGAGCTTGACGAAGCAAAGCGTGGTCGTCCAAGCAAGAACCCAGAAAAGAAAAACGAAGTTTCATCTGATGCTGACCAGAACATTCATACTCAGCTTCACAAGTCACTTTCTATCGGTAAGCACGTTGCATTCAAGAATGGCGATGTAAAGCAGGTTCCTGCTGCACATGCTAACAAAGCTCTACACATGCTTCGCTCTGCTAAGCCTGCTGAAAGAGAACAGCTACAGACCAGCATGTCACACTCACACGATCGTTTCACAAAGACGGTTACACACGGTCGTGCAGTGATTGATCATCCTGGTGTAAAGAAAATTTCAGTTGCTAAGTCAGTAAAAGAAGCTCTTGATCCAGTTGGTAAGGAAGATAGCGATATCGACAATGATGGTAAGCATCACACCAAGTCTGACAAGTATCTTCACAATCGCCGCAAGTCAATCAAAGCTGCAATCAGAGGTGCTGTCAAGGAAGCTCAAGAGCTTACTGCTGCTTCAGTAGCAGCTGCTGGTCAATTCCAATACGGTAAGGGCCAATCAGGCACTGAAAACATGCAGCAAGACTCTTTGAACAAGCTTAAGACAGATCCTCTTGCTTCGAAAACAGCAATAAGTCTTCCTCCTACACAAGGCAACAAAGCTATTGGTGGTGAATCCAATCCATCACGTGTTGGCGGCAAATATTCAATGGAAGAAGAGATTCTACTAAATAATTTATATAGCGTTCTTTCTGAAGAAAATCAAGCAATGTTTGAAGAGCTGATTCAATCAGATGAAGGAATTGAAAAGCTTCTTTCGTTTGCTCAAATGCAGGGTCTAGAATAATGGCAAATACTATTAAACCAATTGGTGCCGAAAGGTCAATAGGAACAGCTAACTCAGTTGCTGATGCTAAATGCGTGCGTGTTATCAACACAGGCGCTGCTGCAGTACTCAATCTTGCTTATGCAAATGCCACAGTGTATGCAAATATTACAGTAACAAACACTCAGTTTGTTGTTATTGAAAAACAACCAACAGACTTACTAACAGGCACAAATATGCTTGCAACTCCGCTAGCATTTACTAACTAAGGTATCAAAATGAAACTTATATCAGAGTTAAATGAGCAAGTAAAGCTAGTAACTGAAGAAGGAATAGAAGGTAAAAAGAACCTTTTTATCACTGGTCCTTTCATTCAGACTGAAGTTGTTAACAGAAACAACCGTAAGTACGTAAAAGAGACAGTAGAGCGCGAAGTAAAGCGCTACACAGAACAATACATCGACAAGAACAGAGCTCTTGGCGAGCTAGGACATCCAGATGGTCCTTCTATTAACTTAGATCGCGTTTGCATTAAGATTGTAGAGCTTAAGCAGAACGGTAACGATTTTATTGGAAAAGCAAGAATCCTTGAAACACCAATGGGTCAGATTGCAAAAAATCTGATTGAAAGTGGTGTATGTCTTGGTGTCTCAACTCGTGGTATGGGTTCTTTGGTTGAAAAGAACGGTATCATGGAAGTTCAGGACGATTTTTACCTTGCAACAGCTGCTGACGTGGTTGCAGATCCTTCTGCCCCAAATGCTTTTGTGAATGGTATTATGGAAGGTGTTGATTGGATATGGGATGGCGGCATTTTCAAAGCAAGTCACGTAGAAAAAGCTAAGAGATTAGTTGAGTCTGCTCCTAAATCTAACTTAGAAGAAGCAAAACTACGTGTATTTCAACACTTCTTATCAAACATAAAGTAATTATAAATAATTTAATAGACAAGGAGATTTTAAATGTCTGAGAAAGAAATTGAAAACCAGGAAGTCGAACTTGATGACAACGTAGTCGTCGAGGAAGAAACTTCAAACGCTGGTACAATTGCTGCCAAGGGTACTGACGTAAGCCGTTCAGAACTTATGGCTTCATTAGTCAATTATGCTAGTTCACTTGGCAATAAGGAAGAACTTGCTGCATTCGTAGCTAAGCTGCCTAATGCTAAAGAAATGACAAAGTCAAACGACGAGATTTACAACTCAACACAGCAGACAACTGGCGATGCTTCTGGTAAGAACAAAGCTGGTATCAACTCTTCTGGTGCTCCTTCTGAAGCAATGCATTCAGTTAAGGAAGACCTTAAGGCTCTATTTGGAGACGACAAGTCGCTTTCAGAAGATTTCCGTCTTAGAACAGAAACTCTTTTTGAAGCTGCAGTTGCTACAAGAGTTGCTCTTGAGACTGCTAAGATTGAGGAAGAAATTGAACAAGTATACGCAGATTCATTCAACGAAGCAGTAGCTGAGATGAATGAGAATGTTGATTCATACCTCAACTACGCAGTTGCAGAATGGCTTCAGGAAAACAAGCTAGCTGTTGAATCTAACATTAGAACTGAAGTTATGGAATCATTCCTTTCAGGATTGAAGGACCTTTTCATCGAGCATTACGTAGATGTTCCTGAGGACAAGGTTGATGTTGTTGAGTCAATGGCTGCTAAGATCGAAGAGCTCGAAGCACAAATCAATGAAACAACAGAAAAGAATATTGAGCTAACAAAAGTAGTTTCACAAAACGAAGTTACAGAAGCAACAAGCAAGCTTTCTGAGGGTCTTACAGACACTCAAAAGGAGAAGTTTGTCAAGCTAGTCGAAGCTGTTAATTACTCTTCAGCAGACGAATTTGCAAAGAAAGCTTCTATCATTAAGGAAACTTATTTCTCTGGTAAGTCAGAGGTTAAGATTCCTCAGGATCAGCTACTTAACGAGTCTGTTGATGAGCCAGCTCCTGCTGAAAATATTACCCCAGAAATGCAAGCTTATGCGTCTACACTAGCTAGAACGCTCAAAAGATAATTTGATATAAATAATTTTACACTCACCAAAGGAGAGAAACTAATGATCGGTTTTAATGAAGAATTAGTCAACAAGTGGAAGCCAATCCTTGAGCACGCTGATCTGCCAAAGATCACAGACGCTCATAAGCGTAATGTTACTGCTGTTCTTCTTGAGAACACACAGAGAGACATTGCTGAGCAGAAGGGATTTGCTCCTCAGTCACTTTTAGAAACATCCCCAACTAACGCAGTTGGCACAGGCGGTTACGCTGGTGCTGGTGGTACAAGCGTTGCTGGTTACGACCCAATCCTTATCTCGTTGGTTCGTCGCGCAATGCCTAACCTTATTGCTTACGACATCTGCGGCGTTCAGCCAATGACCGGTCCAACCGGACTCATCTTCGCAATGAGAGCTAACTACTCTTCACAGGGTGGTACGGAAGCTCTGTTCAACGAAGCAGACACATCATTCTCGTCACCAGGTATTTCTTCTGCAAATACTATCGGTAACAAGAACGTTGGTACAGCTCCTGGTACAACAGCTCAGACAACTGTTATTGCTAACTCAAACATCTACAACTTCGCTGGTGGTGCAAACACCCAGCAGGCTGAAGCATTGGGTTCAACAGGTAACGTTGCATTCGCTGAAATGGCCTTCTCAATCGACAAGCAGACAGTTACTGCTAAGTCACGTGCCCTTAAGGCTGAATACACAATGGAACTTGCTCAGGATCTTAAGGCCATTCACGGTCTTGATGCTGAGACCGAACTCGCAAACATTCTGCAGGCTGAAATTCTTGCTGAAATCAACCGCGAGATCGTTCGTTCCATCAACATCACAGCTGTACGTGGTGCTTCTGCTGGTACAACAGCTGCTGGTATCTTCGATCTTGACACAGACTCAAACGGCCGTTGGTCAGTTGAAAAGTTCAAGGGTCTGATGTTCCAGATCGAGCGCGAAGCTAACGCTATCGCAAAGGCAACCAGACGTGGTAAGGGTAACATCATCATCTGTTCTTCAGATGTTGCTTCTGCTCTCCAGATGGCTGGTGTTCTCGATTACACCCCAGCTCTGAACTCTAACAACCTACAGGTTGATGACACAGGCAACACCTTCGCTGGTGTTCTTAACGGACGCTTCCGCGTTTACATCGACCCATACACCACAGGCAACTATATGACAATCGGTTATAAGGGTGCTAACGCATTCGACGCCGGTCTGTTCTACTGCCCATACGTTCCTCTCCAGATGGTTCGCGCTGTCGGTCAGGACACCTTCCAGCCAAAGATTGGATTCAAGACACGTTACGGCGTTGTTCCAAATCCATTCGCTAAGGGCACTTCAATGCCTTCAGCTTCAGGCGCTCTTGAGGAAGATACAAACGTGTACTACCGCAGAGTTCTGGTTCAGAACCTTCTGTAATAGAAGAATCCAGGTTTACTGGACGAAACTGGGGGGCCTTTTGGCCCCCCTTTTTTATAGCTCTATGTCGATATAGTCAAGCTCTCCAAGACATTGGAACCTCGTATTGTGCAAGGTAATGTCTCGAGTGTTATGCCAATGACCAAAGATCCAATGCTCAGGCTGATGAATCTCCCACATAGCTTGAAAAGCTTCACCTGTGCGAGTCTTGATCTGATTAGTACCAGCTACACTATCTCCTCGAGAGATAAACATATCCCATGCAATCTGAGTAGGACAATCGTGTGTGATCATTACTCTAGGCTTGACAATCTCGTATGTTTTAATAACATCCTCAAACTCACCAACGCTGAGCTCCTCGTTAGCCCACCAATCGACACCAGCAGTACGCCAGCCATAGTCAATAGACCAAGCACCACCAACATACATTACATCACCCTCGACCGTCCCATCAGGAATGAAGTTAGCCATATCATAACACCTAGAAGGATCATCGTGGTTGCCACGAATAAAACGATGTGATGGATTGGCTTTCATCCACTTGTTCATTTCGTCATGCCAGTACTGGTTAGCAAACCCAATACCAAAGTCACCAACTTGAATAGACCTTAGTGGATATTCTTCGTTAGCATGTCGAATGCCTTGCTTCAGGCAATGTATCTCGTAATCATACGTTTTGCCGTGAATGTCACCAATTATTCTCGTCCTTGTCATGTCTAATCTGTTCCTGTCGTTTTTCTTGCATTGTCTTACTTTTAAAATGACGGCGTGGGTTACCACACATCCAGCAAGAACAAGGCTTGCGGGTCTCGGCAACTTTTTTCTGATGCCTCAGCTTATTATCTTCACTCCAGAAGAAATAATTATAAATGCTAAAACTCTTGACTTTTTCTAACATTCGTCTATGATGGTGTCTGCGTTCCGCTCTAGTTCTCATGATGCTCCTACAGCTCCTGTAGTTGTACACGTTACTCTTGTTGGACACCTAGGGTTAGTGCAAACATATCCCATAGGCTGTCCGTCTGCTCCTATACCACAAATTGGACAGCCTACTCCTGCATGAGGTATACCCCAAACAGGGTAATCAACAAAAGGGTTTCTTGGTTGTTCTTTTGAAGTCATTCGTGCCTCAAGGGAAAATATTCTACCTTCAAGGACTTTTACTAGCGTTTCTAATGCAGCAATCTTGTCGCTGCAGCCTCCACCACATCCACAACTCATCTTCTTCTCCTTTATAGTGGTTGCATATCCAATTATATGTAGTTCTGAATAAAGATCAACAACCATATAAATAGGGACTAATGAGGAAAAATAAATGGCAGATGATCTAACAAATACATATGTACCATTGCCTAATGGCATCTTATCTAATCAGCCAAAGGATGTCAACTTCCTTTCACCTCTTGGCTTTAGGTTCAGCTTAAGACGTTCCCCTCATGTGAACTTCTTCTGTACAGATGTCTCAATACCAAACTTTGAGCTTGGCACTGCTGAGATGCCAACACCGTTCAAGATAATCCCTCTACCAGGCGACAAGCCAAGGTTTGGTGATCTGACGTTGACATTTAAAATAGACGAAAAGCTTCAGAACTATCTTGAAATATTTAACTGGATGGTTAAGATAGGATTTCCTGAAAGCTATGACCAATATGCCTCAATAGAAAGAGCACCCGTTGGTTCAGGTCAAGGTGTAGTATCTGATGCTACTGTGACTATTTTAAACAGCTCAATGGATCCAACGACTGAATTTAGATTCCAAAACATGTATCCTGTGTCTTTGAGCGATCTTAGTTTTACAACAACAGACACAACAGTGAATTACATTATTGCCAGAGCTTCTTTTAAATTTGAAATGATGAGAGTTGTCCCCTTATAATAATTGTTGTATAAGAAGGGTTTAACTCGAAGGATTTGTTATGAAACTTGATGAAATACTTGAAATGTGGTCTGAGGACTGCAATATCGATCGTACTGAGCTTGGCGAAGAAGCAATCAAGTTGCCAAAGATGCACTCGAAATATCTTCGCATTTTCACAGAGGAACGTCTTACCCTTCGCAAGATGGAAGAAGATCGCAAGCAGCTTGTCCTGATGAAGCACGATTATTATCGTGGTGTTCTTCCTGACGAAGACCTCAAGGCACAGGGCTGGGAACCATTTCGTATGTCTATCCTCAAGTCAGACATACCTATGCGGCTCGATGCAGACCAAGATGTTGTTAAAATAAATCTGAAGATTGCTCTTCAGCAAGAGAAAACTGATACACTCGAAGCAATTATCAAATCGATAAGTAATAGGGGTTTCCTTATTAAGAGTGCGATCGAGTATGAAAAATTCAAGGTGGGTGCGTGACGTAGTGAGACTATCTAAGATTAATGAAGTATACTTAAAGGTACATTCAGAACCCTCAGTAGTACAAGAGCTATCAGATCATCTTACGTTCATGGTTCCTGGTGCAAAGTTTATGCCAGCGTACAAGAACAAGTTTTGGGATGGAAAGATTAGACTTTTAAACTCTTTGACTGGCTTGACTTATACAGGACTGGTCAAGGAGATTTCTGAGTTTTGTGAAACGCGCAATTATGTTGTTGAAGTAGATCGTGATCTTCTTCCATATCCTCCTGATGACATTCCTGTTGTAGAAACAACAAAAGAGCCTCGTACCTATCAGCTAGATGCATACAAAGCAGCAGTCAATCTTGAACGTGCTATTTTTCTTTCACCAACAGCTTCTGGTAAGTCTCTTATTATCTACCTGATCTCTACTTTCTTTGCAGAGCGCAAGTTAATTATTGTTCCTACTGTGTCGCTTGTTCTTCAAATGAAGAAAGACTTTGAAGACTACGCTGGACGTAGTCTAAAGATTCACTGCATAACTGCAGGCGTAGACAAAGAGTCAACAGAGAACGTAGTGATCACTACATGGCAATCTGTATACAAGATGCCAAAGACGTGGTTCAACCAGTTTGGTGTTGTTATAGGTGACGAGGTTCACCAATTCAAAGCAACATCGCTAAAGTCGATTATGGAGAAGCTAGAGAATTGTAAGTACCGCTTTGGCTTCACAGGTACACTCGATGGTTCACAGACAAACAAAATCACTCTCGAAGGTTTGTTTGGTCCTGTTAGGCAGGTTACGACTACTACTGATCTACAAGAGCAAGGACACGTTGCACAACTTGATATCAAGGTTGTAGTGTTGAAGCACCCTAAAGAAGAAGCAAAGCTTGTATCAAAGATGAATTATCAAGACGAAGTAGACTTTCTTGTTAGATCGGACAAAAGAAACAAATTTATTAGCAATTTAGGGTTGTCTTTAAATGGTAACTCGTTGATATTATTCCAATATGTTGACAAGCACGGTAAAGTTCTAAACGACTTGTTCAGACAAAAAGACCCTGATAGAAAGATATTCTTTATCCATGGAGGTATTGATGGTGAAGACCGCGAACAAGTTAGACACATCGTCGAAAATGAGTCGAATGCAATCATTATTGCTTCGTACGGGACGTTTTCAACTGGTATCAATATACGCAATCTGCATAACATTGTACTTGCTTCACCTTCTAAGTCAAGGATAAGAGTCCTCCAATCTATTGGTAGAGGACTAAGAAAAGGTGAAGATAAGGATAGAATGGTGTTGTACGATATAGCAGACGACTTCAGGCACGGATCGAAGATCAACTTCACGTTGAATCATCTCAACGAGCGCCTCAGCATATACAATGAACAATCATTCAACTATAAAATTTACAACACGGATTTATAAAATGGCAACTAGACCTTCTGGCAAGCATTACATCGACAATAAATTGTTCTACACCGTAATGTTGCAATATAAAAACGATGTTAATCATGCTAAGGAACATGGTCTACCTAACCCTCCAATCCCTCCTTATGTTGGAGAGTGTCTCTTCAAGATCGCTACAAGACTTTGTATGAAGCCAAACTTTGTTAATTATACGTACAGAGATGAAATGGTTGCTGATGGACTAGAGAATTGTGTTGCCTACATTAACAACTTCGATCCTGAAAAGTCTACAAATCCATTCGCATACTTTACACAGATCATTTACTATGCATTTCTGAGACGTATTGAGCATGAGAAGAAACATTTGTACATTAAGCAAAAGACATTAGAGAATTTCTACTTTGAAGGTATGCTTGCAGAACAAGCAATTGGTGAAGATGATCGTGTGGTCACGGTAGATCTTGACAACGAATACATGAAGAACCTTGTTGAGTCTTATGAGAAGAAGCAAGCTGAAAAGCAGACAAAGGCTCGTGAAAAGAAGTTGGGTGTTGAGAAGTTTATTAGTGACGGTGAATAAATGAAGATTGCTTTGATAACAGACACTCATTGGGGTGTCAGGAACGACTCACCCATTATCATGGATCATTTGAAAACGTTCTTAGATGGAACGTTCTTCCCAAAGCTGGAGGAAGAAGGGATCAAGACGATCATCCATCTAGGTGACCTCGTGGACAGACGTAAGTACATTAACTATGTAACAGCAACTAGACTTCGCCAAGATTTTCTAGATGTGTGCAAAGCAAAGGGCATAAAAGTATACGTCATTGCTGGTAATCACGACACATATTACAAGAATACGAACGAGATTAATGCACTTCGAGAGTTGGTTGTAGGCAAGTATGATAATGTGTTTGTATATTC